ATGAGCAACTTAACTCGCATTATCGATAGTCGTGATAGTTCGGCGCTGGCCCGTATGGTTGGATCTGCGCCAGAAGCCGTGAAGATGGTGAATCCAGAAGCTGAAAAGATGGTGGATGCACTATTCAAAAACTTGAAGCAGGTATTCCCAGCTGCCGTATCAACCACGTTTCGCAATCCCGCTGATGAAGTGGCCGCCAAGCGACAGTGGATCGCCGCTTTTGCTGAAAACGGCATTCGCAGTCGTGAGCAGTTATCCGCTGGTATGCAACATGCCCGAGCCAGTGAGTCACCGTTCTGGCCGTCACCCGGTCAATTCATTGCATGGTGTAAGCAGGGGGCCACCCGCGCCGCTGGACTGCCTGATGCTGATGAGCTTTACGACATGGTGATGGACTATGCCAAACGTCGTGACATGTTCTGCAGTGCAGAGGCATTCCCTTGGCCCAGCAACCCGGCTTACTGGATGGTCACGAAACTCTACTCACAGGAGCGAGTTCAGGGGTTATCTGAGCAGGATTTGCGAAAACGTTGCGGCAAAGAGTTGGCTGACATGTCGAAGCGCATTGAATCTGGTGAGCCGATCCCCGCGCCGGTAGTGCAAATCCCCAAACTTCACATACCGGTTAGTAACGAGAAGGCACTGGATCACATCGCTGAACTGCGCGCCAAGCTGATCAGGAGCTAACCCAATGAAAGAATTAAATAGTTTCACTGTAGAAGAGATTGAAGAAATTATAAGGTCCTGCCAGCAGGAGATTCACAACACGCCAACCAGCGATGAGTTTCCTGTAAGTCCTCGATTACTGCTTTCACTGGCCAGAATCGCATTAGCTGCAAAGAGGGCTGAGCCGGTTTATCAGTATCAGTCAGGGGTATGCACGTTCGACGACATTGAATGGGTTTGGGATGACTGCGATAAAGGATTTTATGAACAATACGACCCCACCCGCCGCCGCATCGTCTACACCACCCCACAGTTGAACTCTCCGGATGGTTGGATTAAGTGCAGTGACCAGATGCCAGAAAACGACGAACGAAAGCCAGTAGCAGTTTACACAGGCAATTGCTTAGGTCAGGGAATGTTTGTGGCTAGCTATGACGATAACGAGTTTTCCGATTATTGGGAAGGAACTGAGATTAAGGGGGTGACTCACTGGATGCCACTACCCGCCGCGCCGGAGAAGCCATGAAAGCACACATCCGAATAAACCGTAACGAGATACTTTGCTGGAACACATTACCGCGCAACGTCCGTTATTTCGGTTAACCTGATATTCCGCAAGACCTCTCGAACCAAGCCCCCGCCAGCGAAATACCCACATATGACCACGTATGCGTTTTGCTGCGCGCAAAATTCGACAGAGTAAGGAGAACGCGATGAAAGACTATTCAGCAATGAGTGATTTTGAGATTAACAAGGCAGTGGCGTTCCACATCGGTCTGTGCACTGTAATCGATGCTGAGAACGGTGATTATAAACCTTGCAATTACCCCGCCGATGCATGGCCCATCATGCTTGAGCATGGTATTGGCATTGATTATGACGGTATCTCATGGATCGCCAGTGATTGGCGCGAAAATAAATATAGCGACTGGCAAAACCATCCGGAAAGCCCACTACGGCTGGCAATGATTGTATTCCTGATGATGAAAGACAGGGAGGTTAGCCATGCCTGAACTCCCCCAATCAATATGTGCATTCTGTCTGGCCCCGCTAAAGCTGGCTGATTGGCTAAAGAGAATGGCGCTGGCAATTGAGGCCCACTACAGCGAACCGGAGGAGGAGGCCGGGAATGATAGCCAAAATCCCAAAGCACCGGAATTGTAAAGTATGCCAATGACGTGAAGGGCGAACGGCACGCCATTGTTAATGGCCGGCTGATGGTTGGGACAACAGGCAGGAAGAGGTCGGTATGAATGTAGCTCAGTTAAAACTAACCAAAGAACAGCATGATTGGGTCAATGGATGGCTTGAACTGTGGGGCGCATGGGTTTACTCAGGGAGATTAGAGAAACGCATGAGCAGCGTTATAGCTCAGTACATGGCGACAGTAGAACCGCAGGGAAGCCCATCAAGGCCGATGTGCAATGACGATGACGGAATGTTGATTTCTCAGATCGTAGATTCTGTCATGTACATTGATGCAAAGGCCTTCGGGATATTGATGAGCTACTACGTGAACAACTCAACTGAATACGCAATATCAGTCTACAGCCACAAGAGTGCAAATCCCCGCAAGATAACCACGCGTGGGGGAAATCGATTTAAGCGTCCATCGCTATCAACCTGCCGCAGAGAAGTTAAAGAAATACTGGAGGCTAGTGTCTTTATGATTTACCAACCGCTGCTATTTGCGATGAACAACCGCAAACGTGTAGGTAAAATTCAGAAAGTTGCATAGAAATTGTTGACACTTTTGAACAAATGAGCAATGATAAGTAGGTAAGGTGCCGTATCTGTCTTAAGTCGGTGCCGCAAGCACAAAGAAGCCTCGGTTAATCGCCGGGGCTTTTTGCATTTAAATGATATGCGGTCGGTACATTGTAGGTATCGACGCCGGAACCGTAACCGGCTTCACATTCGCTTGAGCATCACTGAGTAATGGGAAGGAAGAATGCTACCATCTTCAATGATTATTGATTTTCTGAAAGTATCCCCAGCGATCAGTTTGGCGGATTACCTTCAAAACGCCGAAGATTATGCTCTGCTAGCACACCTTGTTTCAAATTCTTCCAGCGCTCCAGGGCAAGAGCGTAATGTTTCTTCCTTAACGGGAGAGCAAGAAGACCAGCTTGAGTAAAATCAGGTTTTTGGCTAATGAGATATTTTAGACTAACTTCGGCCTGATCTAATTTTTCGGCGGCTTGAGACAAGCGGCGATCAATTATTGCCATAGAGCATATGACGGCACCTACACCCGTATATCCTAGTTGCATTAGATATTGCTCAACGAGGGGAAGGAAGTTATCACTTTCCTCAAGTGACGCTTTTCCGGTGCCATAGAGAAGAACAAACAGCAATTCCTCAGTTCTAATTGTCTCAGGAAGATTTTTCAAAAATTCTAAAATAGTTATGCGTGGGTCGATGCTATCCATGCGATTAATCTTATTTTGCAGTTGTGGTTAACCGAAATAATATCATAACAGACAGTATTTCCTAGCGGTTGTGGTGACGGCTGGAAACACGCGCCGGGCGTGAGTGGTATCCCGGCACTTATTCAGGGCTGCGCTTATGCGTGGCCTTTTCTATTTATAACCCCCGACAATGCCGGGAAAGGATTCCCCGGATGGGGGGTGGATATGAAAATGCACAGGTCACCGGATATTTGGAGTCTGATCATCACGTGGATCGGAGAGCATCGCGGCGAACTTATCAGCGCCGGGCTGGCTGCAATTATGGCAACTTTGCGCGGCATGTACGCAGGTGGAGGGCGGGCGCAAGTCATGCTTGATGCTGCTATGTGCTCACTCATCGCGTGGTTTATTGAAGATGTACTAACGATGTTCGGCGTAGAGCCAGGCTGGACGCTAATACTTAGCGTATTTATCGGCTATATGGGTACTGACTATATCCGGCATGGAATATCAATTGGCAGCGATTCAGGTATTGGCGCGAACAGATAGGATTTGAGTCAGCTTATTCCAAGTTAAAGACGGAGTGTCAACATGGCGAAAATACTGGCATACAAAATAAGCATTAAGTGGTGGGTAATTCCATATCTGCACACTTTAAATATTTTCTGTTTCATCTTCGCAACCGAACCAAACATTGACGCCATTGGTGACTTCATCGTGAAGCATGGCGTCAAGACAGAGATTGTTTAACCCCACTGGAGGTTGATCATTATCTTGGCGGCTCGGAAAGACGAGAAGTAGCAGAGCAACTCTGTGAAGACGTGGCAAAGCTGCGAACAAAGAACATGAAGGCTCAGTTTAACGACTGGGCCTTTTTTGTACCCGCAATACCCCGCGCACCGAAAGCGCAATAACCCACCGAAGAACCTGTTTAGGAATGAAGCCTGTGGATCCCAGCATGACTGGCGAGTCTCTTCGGGCTGCTATCCATTTCGGCAGGCTTCATCTCTAAAAAGGTAAACGTATGACTTACAGTATTGAGCATTTCTCATAACGGTGACTTTTATCATGACGAGTGGAAAACCACGATAAAATCACTTTTACAGACGGGAGGGGCAGCAAGTGGCACACAGTGACTCTAAATTAAACCCCATGCTGGCGGCGATGAATGAAGTCAAGCGTTCCGCACTGTCACCCATTATGGTTTGCTTGCCCGGAGAAATAATATCTTACAATCCGTTAAGTCAGCGGGCGCAGGTTGAATGTGGTATTCAGCGAAAAATAGGTGAGTCATTTGTAACTATCCCAGTAATAACTAATGTCCCCGTTAAGTTCTCCGGTTCGGGTAATTGGTCAGTATTTCATGAATTACCAGCAGGCACTGAAGGATTAATTCATTTTAGCCACCGAGCTATCGATACATGGATTGATCAGGGTGGCCCAGTAGCTCCGCACGAAATGAGAATGTTCGCGCCTGAAGATGCATTTTTCTCACCTGGCTACCGCTCTATGCAAACTGTCATTCCCGGATTGCCCGTTTCAGGTGTAGGGATGAGTAATAAAGACGGGAGCGTTTTATTTCACATGAACGACGATGGAATAACGTTATCAGTGGGCGGTTCCAAACTATCTCTGACCGCTGACGGCATGATTTATAACGGCGTTAACTTCACTAGCAATTCAACAACAACACTCAATGGCTCTACTGAAGTGCAAAGCGGTGGGTTGAAGGTTGGCAGTATAGATTTTGAGAGCCACGTCCACGGCGGCGTCCAAAATGGTAATGGAAGTACTGAGAGGCCAAAATAATGATCCGTAACTTCAAAGATGGCGACATTGTTACACACGGTGATCACTTTGCAGTCGGCAAAGAATCCACCCGGCAGGCAGTTATTTGCCGACTTAAATTATTCCTCGGCGAATACTTTCTAAATATGACGGAAGGGACGCCGTGGTTTCAAAGTATTTTGGGTAAAACGTCTCTCGATATTGCCGCTGCTAACATCAAAGAGAGAATCATTACCACTCCCGGCGTAATGGGACTGACAAGGTTTGAATTTAACGCAGATATGCAGACGAGGAAAATAACCATTTATGCCTCGCTGATTGACATCAATAACGAACAATTCGAATTCTTGTTTGATGAGGCAATTATTTAATGGCAGCAATAACAAAAGATGGGGTAACAGGAACAACGCTGAGTGAGTATCTCGATGCTATGCGCCAGCGCTATCTTGATATAGATGATGGATGGAGTATTAATCCTGAGTCTCCAGACGGACTTGCTATTGCGGCGTGGTGCGAAACACTGGCGAACATAGATGAAGCTGTCGTTAATTCATATCATTCAGCCGACCCAAACTCAGCAATTGGACAGCAACTTGACCGTATTGCCGCATTCGCCGGAATAAAGAGACAAGACGCAACACACTCGACAGCGGCGGTTACTTTTATCGGTGCAGACTTGACGCCCATCCCTAAAGGCACCCTTGTTAGAAATCGCGTAACAAACACGCTATGGGCGACGGATGTTGATACTACGATTGACAGCACTGGAACAGCCAAGGTAAACGTAACATGCACGGATATTGGAGGGCTTGCAGCTAACCGTAACAATTTAACAATCATCGCCTCACCCGTTGGTGGGGTTACAGCAGTTACTAATGAGGCCCCAGCATCAATCGGCTTAAGTGAAGAAAGTAATGATGCGTTTCGTATTCGCCGGAACGAGTCTGTTGCGCTCCCCGGTTCAAATCAGATAGACAATATTTATGCATCATTAGCCAATGTTGACAGCGTCAAGCAAGCTAGAATTTACGAAAATGAAGACAGTCTGACTGATGAGAATGGGGTGTTTGGCCACTCGATGGCAATATTTGTGGATGGCGGGGAGGTTGAAAGCATCTCTCTTGCTATAGCAACAAAGAAAAACCCAGGATGCGGATTAAATCGATATAACTCATTCCCAAATAAGATAGCAATAGACACCGTCACTCCGGGCGGAAATCCAATAAGTATTACTTTTTATCGGCCTGAATTTATTACGATATATGTCAAGGTTGAGATATCAAGCAATAATAGATTTAATGACGACGAAATAAAGCAAGCAATAGTTGATTATGCAAATTATGGATTTAACGAGACAAGTGGCTTTGCAAAAACGGGGTTTAAAATAGGTGAAAACATTGGGGCGGGCCGTATATTTACACCTCTGAATTATATTGTGTCAAGTGATGGATTTGTCAATTCCGTTTTTGTTGGAAAAGTATCTAATGATGTGACACATACTGTTATTAGCGTCCTGTTCAACCAGTTAGGGGTTTTCTCTGCGGAGAATATAGAGGTGGTTTATGTATGACCATAACAAAAAAGCATTATCTAGAGTTTACTGGAGATACAAGAATTCCCCCAATCTTATTAAATGGATAAAGTCATTACCAGATATTGTTCAGTCTTCGCTTGAAGAGCAAATTTATAAAATAAATGAATTGCTTGATATAGATAGTGCGGAAGGTGATCAGCTGGATATCTGCGGAAGAATAGCGGGGTTTTCTGATAGGCCGCTAATAAGAAGCGATTTTGTTTTTATATTTGCATATAATGGAACAGGCGGCGCTCAGCCTTATAATATTGCTCCATATAAACCAGAGAATGAATCAGTTAGAATGGTTCCTCTATCTGATTTTATGTATCGAGTTGCTATTAAAGCAAAGATACAAAAGAACAATTCTATAGCAACTATAGATGATATTAAAACTGCTGTTGATTATATATTAAACGTTAATTCAGCAGTGATAGATGGTCAGGATATGACCATTAAGACAATATGGGTTAATGAAAAGATACCTGCAAATATTTTGGTTTTAATTGAACTTTTTGATTTAATCCCGCGACCTCAGGGTGTTAACGCAAAGCTAATAAGATTTAATCATCACCCGTTTGCATACAAAGGCACATTCGACGCACGGCCATATGGTCTGGGCGCTTATATTTAATGGAGTCAGCATGTCTAGAAATGACAGTTTTAATAAAACATGGGCTAGCGCACCGGCTCAATTTGAGCGCCCGGGTGACGGGCTGGTTGCTCGGGGGTGGGCAGGAGGCGCATCTGAGGATCCGCCAGAGGCCAAGTGGGAAAATTGGTGGCATAACAGAGTAGATGAGGCGCTAAAGGAACTGCAAAACCTCGGGCAGTTGATTTGGTTTGCTGATGCACCCTATCAGGCAGGGGCGAGAGTCAATCATGGTAGTAATCGCTATATCGCACTAGAAGAAAATACGGGGGTAGAGCCGACTGGTGCGCTAGATATTGGCGTGTGGCAAAAAGAAGATATCAATTTATACCTAAAAACCACAAACAATCTCTCAGAAATAGCCGCGGCGGGACCGAATGCTGTACTTGCTGCAATCACAAATCTAAATTTATTGACGACAGTAAATAATGCAAATGGGGCATTGCAAGTAACGAGAAATCTGTCTGATTTGAATGATACAGCAGCAGCAAGAACAAACCTGGGGCTGGGCGGCGCATCATCGCTGAGCGTCGGCACAACTGCTGGGACAGTGGCTGCAGGGAATGATTCGAGAATTGTCGGTGCATTACAAAAAAGCGGAGGAACGATTGCAGGAAATTTAACAGTCAATGGCGCTATATCGACTTCAAATCTTATTGACACGATTGGTATTTCGATGAAAGGCGGACAGACAGTGGTTCAAGGTGATGGAAATATAATCGGGACAGGGTCTGCATTTGGCGCGAACGGACTTGTTGCTGCATTGCAAGACAAAATAGAGGGAGTTCGAGTTACAGCAATCTCATCCCAGACCGGAGGAACATCGCCTGTCGGTGCATTTTTTGTTGCTCTCAATGATTCAGTGCAATATTTCAGATACATACAGATTTCAAAAAATGGCGTTTGGTCAACGATCACTACATAGGAATTAGTTATGGAATTATTAAACTTAAAGTCATACATACCTGACGATCCCAAATTAGGTACTGACTCACAATATCTTATTGATGAAAATGGCCGAGATTGGTACGAGTCACAAAAACTATTTAAGAAAAAATACAAAGTAGCATTAGATCAACAAGGCAAGGTCCTACGAAGCATTAGCGAAGATGTATCCATGCTTTTTCCTTTAGATTGCGATGTGCTTGAGTTTGATGAGATCCCGGATGGATGTAATATCGATGGGTCATGGATATTCGATGGCGAAAAGCTAGTCAAACGCACTGTAAGCGCAGCGGAAATCATTGCGTTCGCAGTAGAAAAAAAAGCAACATTAAAAGCAGCGGCAGACTCAGAAATTGACTGGCGACAAGATGCAGTTGACGCAGAAGAAGCCAGTAAAAAAGAAATATCTGAACTCGCGGCGTGGAAGAAATACCGCGTTGCACTTATGCGTATTGATGTGAGTGCAGCGCCGGATATCATGTGGACTGTAGCGCCGGAGTGATGTGTGGGCAGGGATGCTTATTTTTGAATGGGGCATCGATGGGGCAAAAAATTGCCGCAAGATAGCTCAGTATCACTAAGTGTAATGAGTTCGCTTGCGGCAAGGCTTTGTTTTACTCACATCAACTCAGAATAACTCGTTAAATCCCCCTTCATTTCACCATAACACGATGTTAAGATTTGGCAATCAAGACGCTTAGATGTTTAAACGGCTAAAACAGCACAAATACTGGCAGTACAAACACCACAACAGGGATATGCAATGACCGAAAATAGACAACTTGGCGCGCTGTTAGCCGCCTGCCACTGGATCGGCGAAAAGGGCTGGTGCCCGGCGACTGGCGGTAATATGTCCCTGAGGCTGGATTTGGCCCACTGTTTAATCACTGAATCTGGTAAAGATAAAGGCAGCCTGGCCGCAGAAGATTTCCTGCTGGTAGAAACCGCCAATAACCATGTGCCGAGTGGCCGCACGCCGTCGGCAGAGACCGGCCTGCATACCTTGCTGTATCGTCTGTATCCTGAAATCCAGGCGGTGCTACACACACACTCGGTGAATGCCACGGTGCTGTCACGGGTTGAGCGCAGTAATGCGTTAGTGTTGCAAGGCTATGAGATGCAAAAGTCGTTGTCAGGTCAGCGAAGCCATCTGGACGCGGTGGTGATCCCCATTTTTGATAACGACCAGGATATTCCTGTGTTGGCGCAGCGGGTGGCGGCTTATGCTGATAACCGCCCGCTACAGTATGGATTTTTGGTGCGTGGTCATGGTTTGTACTGTTGGGGTAATAGCGTGGTTGAAGCCCGTCGCCATCTGGAAGGGCTGGAGTTTTTGTTCCAGTGCGAGCTACAACGCCGTTTATTTGATGTGAATTCTAACGTTGATGTAAAACCTAACGTTGACGTAAATCCTAACGTGGAGGCCAAATGA